ACTTTAAGACCAGATAAATCTAAATCTCTTAGGATTGAACCCTTACCAGCACCAGGGGCACCAGCGAGGATGATGGCTTTTGGATTACCTTCAACCTCACGTAATAGTCTTACTAATGAAATCATTTAACGCGCGTTTTGTAATAAATATTACAGATTTCGTTTAGCTTGCGTTCTAAATTCAGTAAAGATTGGTTTATGTTTTGGATTCTCTAGATCAAACAATTTTTTAACTGTAAGAAAAATATCTAGGTTTTCTTCTTGGGTACGAGATGACTCGTGCATTTCCCAATTTTTACCTTTTAAACGTTTACCATCTTTATCAGCTCCACGTGATTTTGATTTTAACCATAAGATACCGTAACGATCTGCTTCTTTACCATAACATTCTTTATACATTTGACCATAAACGGCTGCTTGCAAATCGTATGTAGTTTGAATATGATTTGATGTTTTAAAATCGATAATCCAAAGTTCACCATCAATCTCACAAACCATATCACAAGTACCTGCTACTTTAAGTTCATCCGAAAATAAATGTACTTCAGTTTCAATTAGTGTAGGATTGTGTGTTTCCCAAAAATCTACAAAACGTAGAAAATATTGCCATACATCTGGGTTATATTGTGGGTTACCGCTCGGGGATAAAAAGTTTAATTCTTCCCCGTTTAAATATGCTTCACACATTTCGTGTACTTGTGTACCTTCTTCAGCTGCTTTTTTAACAATATAGTCTGCTGATGTTCCCATTTGTTTTAACCACTTTTCAAAGTGTTTACCTTTTGGATAACTTTGTAAAACATAGGTTACAGATGGATAATACTTGCCATTGCGTCTATAATAACGCGAATCGGGCATAGTAATCTGTTTTGCATCCTCAGATATTTCTAAAATCCTGTCGTAGGACTTTTTTACATTTCTTTTATTCATATCAACTCTAATTTTTTCTCCATCATTTCATATTCTGATAATGGAAAAGTGTTTTGGATTAATTTAGTAACAGATTCGAATCCCATTTCGCTAGGGTCTTTTTCTTGCAAATCTACTAAATATACTTCTTTACCTTCATTTTTTAGCTGCTCACAAAAATCTAAAGCATCTTTTTGAGCGTCTTTATCTAGTGCAATATATATTTTTTGTACCTCGGAGGTAACGATTTTTTTCATTAATTCTTTTTGAATGTGTTTACCTAATAAAGGTATAGCATTTCGTTTTACAGCTAAAGCATCAAACATACCCTCAACTAATATTAATGGAGAAGACCAATTGATAAAAATTTCAAAAGGTACTACATCCTTACTCATAGGTGGATTTTTATATTTAACTGGGGATGAGGGATCGAAATTACGGGCAACAAAATAATTTAGTTTTCCCTCGTTGTTATAAGATGGTATTACAATCATTCTATCGTAATTACCACCCTCGCAATAACCTATATTGTATCGCAATATATCTGCTTTAGTTACGTTTCTACGCTTAAGATACGCTAATGCGTGGCGACCAATAATATCATCTTTAGTTATTTCTAAAAGTGATTTAAATTCTTTAGGTAAATCTACAGATTGTATTTCTTTTTTTTCTACTGTTTTAGGAGAATATTTTACAATTTTTTTTAATTCCTCTATTTTTTCGCTAGGTGCTTTAATAAACTTAAAAATAGAATGGATATGGTTGCCTCGTTTATTACAAACCCAACAATGCCAAGGATTACTACCACCATTCCCCTCTGAGAAATTAATCTCTAGTTTAGGTTTAGAATGGTGACAGTAAGGACAATGGTATGCTTGATTACCCCTTGCTGTAGGTTTTCCTTTTCCTAGTACTGAATTGACTAGATTTATTAGTAGATTATTTACCATAATTGGTAAGATACAAAACTAATTTTGCTATTCAAAGTCTTTGGTAAAGAACTTTCCGAGAATATTATCATTAAAAAATTCATCTGGTTTTTCAAGTACCTGATATATAAATAAATGTTTTGTTTCCTCGTAAGTTAATAACTTTTTTGAAGGGGAGCACGCTAAGATTTCGCGTTTAAAATTTTCTTTTGGTTCTGTTTTTAATAATTCTAAAAGTACTTTATTAGAGCCCCAATAGGTTTTCCAATCGGATTCTTTAATTACCTGTTTGTAAGTTGGTTTACGCCCAGGTTGACCTTCATATAAGGCTAAATCTTTTTTTCCTAATTTAGCTTTTCGAACAAATTTAAGAACTTTTTTACCAATATAGGCTTTACCACTAGGAATATGGGTAATTCTATAAATAAAACCAAATGTTAAAGGAGGGAAATCCTCAATTGAGGATATCTCCTCCCCTTTATAATACCAATTCATAATTTAATTATTAACGTATTTTTCCAGCATCGTGGATTTTTTTAACACTCCAGAATGTAGCATTTTGATCTGCACTTGAGTAACCACCTACAGTTGTTGTACCAACACTACCAGTAACGCTAAACATTAAATAATTAGTATTTCCTTCAATATTGGTTTGATCCATGTAATAATATACTTTAGAATATTTAACACTTTCACCATCACCTGTAAAAGAACCTTCTATTACTTTACTTTGAACTACTTCTTGATGTATTTCAGTATTATCCACGCGTTCAAGAATTAATGAAGCATATGAGGCCGTAGTGTTACCTCCAACCAAAAATTGATATTCTATTTCATACATTCCTGCTTCAGCTAGTTGGATGGTTTTGTAATTCACTGTGTCATATACAATAGTACCCCCACTATTATTGATATCCCAATAAGCATTTGAATTATTTGTATGATCCGGTCCCGTGTTAGTCCAAGTTAAAGAGGCCGAAACATTTGCAGCAAAATTTTGACCACCCCCAACTCCACCTTCTCCTTGTTTTTTAGTTACAAATTGTGTTGATGGTAAAACATTAATTGTGTAAGTATCTGTTGCTGTATTTGCAGATGATGAAATTAAAGTACCATTTGCAATTGTTAAAGTATCTGTACTACTATCTGCTATGATATTTTGACCTCCCACAGACATAGTAGCAAAGGTATTACCACCACCTCCACCACCAGAGCCTGTATCTACAGTTACTGTTTCTGAGGTACCATCACCTTGGTAGAAAGTAATAGTATTAAGTGATACTGAGGATGAGTAATAGAATGAACCTGTAGCTGTATTAAAACTAGAGGTTGTGACTAGTGATCCTGTTAAATCACTTATATTAATGCTACTATTAAACGCACTACCAACTCCAGTAAAGGCAATAGAGCCCGTATTATAAACTACATTAGAAATGTAATCTGTAGAACCTCCACCTCCACCAAAAGCAGAAGCTGTATAGTAAGTAATTTCACCTGAGGCTGTGTTATATACTACAACGTGTTGTTGGTTAATATTATAAATATCTTCAGCAAAAATTTGACCCGAAGCACTAATTTTAAATGTTCCATTAGTACTTATAGCATCCGCACTATTAACAGCTAATACCCATTGATTAGTATCTCCAGCCCCATGGTTGAATAGATGATTAACATTACCCCCAATATTAACTGCTCCATATCCTATTTTAGGATAAATCGAAGTATTATCAAAATAAACTCTATTAGCTCCTGAATTTCTATAACCTATATAAGTGTATCCATCATTCACAGAATCTCCAAAGAGACCTAAACCAGCTTGAACAAAAGAATAAACACTACCTGTAGATACTATTGCCGAAGATTGTGTTACAAGAGCTCCATCAACTGTTAAAGTTTGTTGACCACTATCATCAAAAGTTAAACTACCTGTAGCATGAAATTCTGAAGCACTATTGTAAATAATTTCTGTTGTATTTCCTGGAGGGGTAAAATCTACTTGAACTTCACCCGCTACTGTTTGAGTAACATTTACAATTTCTCCTGTAAAATTGATATCAGTAACATCATTATCAATAGGAGTACCTTCATTAGAGGCTGTAAGTGCAGAACCACCTCCACCACCAGAGCCTGTATTTACAGTTAAATCAAATGTACTGCCATCTCCTTTAGTTAAAGTAATAGTATTGTTTGATACTGAACCTGTGGTTAAAAAAGAACCAGTTGCAGCATTAAAACTAGAGGTAGTAACTAGTGATCCTGTTAAATCACTTATATTAATACTACTATTAAAGGCATTACCAACACCTGTAAATGCTATTGAACCTGTGTTATATACTACGTTTGAAACGTAATCGGTAGAACCTCCACCCCCTGAACCAGTGTTTACTATTACAGTTTCAGTAGTTCCATCACCTTGGTAAAAAGTAATAGTATTTAAGCTAACTGAGGAACTATAATAAAATGATCCCGTATCGCTATCTGATAGGAAAGGTAATGAATTTGTAGGGTATGTAAATATTTGTCCACTTTCACTATCGTGAAATATAATATTTGGACGAGAACCTGAAGTTAAATTTCTAATATCAACTGCAGAATTTTGGTTTGATTCAATAATAAATGCTTCACCTATAGAAGAACTAAATGTTAAATTATTACCATTAAAATTTAAAATTCTATTACCACCTAATGTTAAATCCGTATTTCCTATATTAGTATCTGAACCTGTATCAACAGTAACATTAAATGTAGTGCCATCACCTTTAGTAAAGGTAATTGTATTATTTGAAATTGAAGCAGTTAATAAAAGTGAACCTGTATCAGTAGAGCTACCTCCACCACCAGTGTTATATGAACCTGTATAATAATATTCCCCAGTATTATTATCTCTAACTAACACACTAGATGCAACCCCACTAGCATCTTGAATTTCAGCATGGAATATAGATCCAGTTACTGTAAATGAACCAGAAATAGTAATATCATAATCATCAATACCTGTAAGAGCATCTACTGATTGAGATACATGCCAGGCATTTATAGTGTAGGTTTGGTCTACCTGATCTACACTGGGGGTAAAAATTCTTTTTAACTGCTTTGCCATCTTATTATCGGTCTATGTTTATAAGTATTGAAGTATCTGTGGAAGGTGAAGTAGGAAGGGGTTGAGCTAATTTTCCTATTGCTAACAATTCTTGATTTTCATTATATAAACCTACAGTAGTAACATAAGGGCTAAATTCAGATGAAGTTGCAAAATTATATATAGTGCCATCTGTTGAACCTGAGATTATAGAAGGGTTTAGTGAAAAGTTAAATTCACTTTCTCTAAGAGTAGCTTTATATTGAGTTTCATAAATGTTATAAGAACTAGAAAAAGAACAAGTAACATTAGTAGCATTTACAATATCATCTGTAGTTAAACCCCCACCATAAACTGAAAGCCCATAAATTGCTACACCATACCCATCAGGAGCTGGTAAAGGATTATCACTTAAAGCTGTAAAGGTAACTATACCATGAGCATAAAATATATTCCCAACAAAACTATTATCTATAACAATATTTCCTTCACCATCATCAGTAGCAATATATCTATTATTGTAAGTATCTACTAAAGATAAAGTAAAAGTATTAGGTTGAATTTTTTCTCCAAATAATTTAGAAGGAATAGATAATACTGCTAATTTAGCATCTGATCCTGTTGGAAAATATCTACTTTGAGTTAAGGTAGTTTGTAAATAGTTTTCGTATCTACCTTGAGAACTAGTAGGACCTACTAAAATATCCCCTTCGGTGGTTTCACCTGGGAAAATGCTAGAAGTAAAAATAGAATCTCCCCAACTAGAAGTAATATAATTAGAATAATATAATTCTTTAATTGAATTATAAACTAATACTTGATATTCTGAAGAAATGGTACCTGTAGTATCTTGATTAGTTTCAAATAAACCACTAACTCCTAAAAATCTATCTAATCCTGTTAGTTGATTATCAGAACCTGTTTCCCACAATGAATAAGGAAGATCAAACCATTTGCTGACTTCAAAAGGAGTAACAATTACATCTGATGCTAAAAATTGCTTGAATGCGCTCATTCATTTTAGAAGTCTAATTTAACTCTAACTAATGCTTCTTTTGTAAAATCTTTTAACAAAGGTCTTGATAATTTAGCTACAGCTAATAATTCATTTGAATCATTATACAAACCTACAGTAGTAATATATGTTTGTGGGTTATTGATAAAATTAGAATACAGTACTTCACCAGTAGAACCAGAAATAAATGATGGATTTTCTGAATAGTTAAATTCTGAACTTCTAGGTCTTACAAACACATAATCCGAAGTAATAGTTTCTTGTGAATTTAATGTAAATGAATTACTTAATCCTAAAGCTGTAAATAATGTTCTATTATTATTATCAGTATTGCTACTTCCAGAATTTCTAGCTGGAACTAAATTGATTGAAGAGCTTAGAGCTAATGGGTTTAAAATTAAAGTTGAGATATCTGGTAAGAATAAACCATAAGAACCTGAAGCTGCTGAGTAACCATCACTATTAACTCCGGTATAAACTGAACCGGCTGAACCTGAAACTAATTGGAATACTCTACCTGCATCGTTAAAAGATACAGTAGTTACAGCTAAACTATTATCAGTTAAAGATAATTCACCACCTGATCCTGAAAGTTTAAGAGTTAAAGAACCTGGGAATAGGGATTCTTTGTATCTATTTCTATCGATTGAAATTGCCCAAAAATCTGAACCTGTAATGGTACCATAAGTAAAATTAGCATTTTCATCTCCTAATACTAAGGTACGATATTGGCCCCAAATAGTAGAAGAATATGATTTTCCATCAACAGTGCTATCATAAACAGCACTACCTGAACCATTCACATTACCATAAACAATAGCAAATTGAATTTCAGCATTAGTTAAAGTGGAACCTGTTTGATAAACATTTAGATAGTAATTTCCGGATGTTCCTGCTTCTTGAGCGGATGAAGAATAAAATGATGTTAAAGTTGGATTTCCTCCTGTCCATAAAGGACCAGTTACAGAATCAGAACTTACTACAAAATCTTCAGGGGCTAAACGATTAAATGACATGTTTTATATTTTATGATGTTTTAGTTATAGTTACAGGAATTGTTAAACGAGCTCCACTATCTCTACCTTCTACAGTTAATGTAGCATATAGTTGAGTATTAGAACCAAATAATGTATTAACAGTAGTTGCTCTTAAATTAATAGTAGTACCAACAACTGTTTTAGATACATTTGTACCTACAGTTGTAGTAGCATTAAGAGCTTGAGTTGCTGGGGTATTAATACCAACTCCTTCAAAAGTTGACATAGTTCTAGCATCTGAGATAGTAGCAGTATATCCACTAGTTTCATTTTGATTACCACCTAAATAATTTAATGTTTGAGGTGTAATTGCTAATGAAGCACCTTGTTTAATTACAATATTAGTATAACCTACATCTAAAATAGGCATTTTAGCAGTACCACGAGGTAATGTAGTAAGTTTATACTTCAT